TGATCGCGTTCGCATCATAGGTCGGTGGATTGACCATGGGATTAAACAGCTCTTGGTAATACCACCGCACGCCATTTGATCCTACGAACGAGTAGACCGTCTCAACGTTTCCGACGAGAGAGAAATAACTTAGCGTCCAAACACTGGCTGCAAACGTCAACCGTCCATAGACGTCGTTACCTGAGGCATCCTCAAAGAGCTCGTTGGCATTTGCCCCGGTCGATTGTCTAAGGATCATCCGGTTAAACGAAGTGGTGACCACCACGCCGGTTGATGCTGTTCCAGATGATGCGGTCTTTCCAGCCATCGCAGTCGAGACATCAGTCGATGTTCCGGTGACTCCTGTGAGATCTGTGGCTTGCTGAAAATATCCTCGCAATGGAACCGCAGCTAAATTAAACGCATTTACCTTCGTGCCATCGCCATCGACACCGGAATGAGCGTGACCGGAAGTACCGTTAAACTTGAATGTGATCAAATCTACACGAGTTAATAGATCATCAGTTGCCGTGCCTACTTCGTTGTGCGTCCATGCGGGCTTTATCGTCTTTACCGAATTAATCGGGAGACCGGTGTAACTAGACGTGGCATTGTGTTCGCGCTGAATGTTGATAATAAACGGACCGGATGTTGCCGAGTCTGGATCCTTGACACCGAGCTTACCCACAGTGAAGTCATCGGCATTGGCATCTATCCATGCCGGGTTTGAGTTTGCTGCGTCTACTGGTTGACCGTCGACGATACCCATTAGGTTCCTCGCAATCTAAACATCATGGCTCCCGTCGTGTAAGTGAACGGATACATTGGAAGCATTTCCTTCATGAGAAAAGCCAGACCCTTACCGTCGGCCGAGCTCTTCTCGAGCGTCACCTGGTACACCAGAGTAGGAGTAGAGATCTCGGGTGTAAAATCAAATGGCCTCTGCGATATCATCCAGTCAATCAGTGCCACCCAAGTGGTTAGGACCTTCGTTTGAGGTTCATACTGAAACTCAACATCGATGAATTGTTGCAATGCAAAGACAACAGACTCCTTCTCACCAGAAGCCGAGATATTCACAGCACCGAAATTTCGACGATTGGTGAGCGGGCCCTGATAGTTGTGCCCATACCACTCGGTGGCTAATGCCGTGCCTGATGTCAGAGTCCCTTGGTAAGAGGTCGATCCTGTCTTGTCGGTCGATGTGAATCCAATCAGTGGGGCCACGGTGGTACTGAAGTTTGGACCTGATCCAAAGAGTAGCGATAGGAAGGCCGAATTTGTGGCGATCGTCACCCGATTCTGTGTTCCACCAACGAACGTCCGGTCCGCTGTCACCGTGAACGTATGGGCCGGATCCTTAGCACGCATCTGAGATGCTATCTCGACCATTAGGGACGTCAGAGAATAGAACCCTAGTCTGAGTGAGGCTTGGTACGTGGGCCCCAGGGCGGCCGTCTTAAAGTCTAATGAGCGATTTAGCGTTGTGACTTGGAGACTGTAGAGAAATAAGGATTTATCGCGTAGTGCCATCAGCTCTGTCCAATCTGCTTCAAATTGAAATCGGTGAAGTCTCCGGCCTCTCTGATCATCTCCATCAGACGGGTTCTCGTCTGTTCGGTCTCGAAGTAATTCCCGTGGATCGCCACGGTGACTTCTTTCTTTTTCTGTTCTTCGATTGCAGGTTTTGTAGGAGTCGAAATTTGAGTGCCGATTGTGTCACCGCTTCCGCCACCTCCCATGCTCGCCCCGGCACCAGAGCTGCTGCTTCTGGCTCCGCCCTTAGACATGCCTCGCAAGATTCCGGCAAGAATCAACAATCCAGCACCAGCAGCAGCGGCGGCATAATTTCCACCGATACCCATACCGAGATATATTCTCCCTTGCATTTCTGCCATCTCAGCAAGAGCGCCGAAGAAAAAGCCCTTCATCACATCGCCGGCATCTTTGGTGCCTTCACCAAGCTCCATGAAAGCGTTAGCTGCATGTGACTCAAATATGTCCATGACTTTGGCGCCCTTTTTCCCAAAGTCTTCGTTCTCTTTTGTTGCTTGTGCTCCCCTAACTTTCGCAGATCTTGCAATGCCATCGTAGGTAGATGTTGCAGCATTGCGATAACGATCGAGAGCATCGATTCTGTCTTGAGCGACGTTTAATTCAATTTGCGCAATCTTTGCTTCTTTGTCTTCATTTAATAAAGCTACAGCATCGACGTATTCTTTCTCAGTGATGATTCCCTTCTCGACGAACTCTTTTCTAAGTTCCATTTTCTTGATTTCGGAATCTGAAGTTAGTTCGTTAATCCTTTGTATTCTATTCTCATCAGCTTCGTCAGCCGACATAGTCAGATGTTCTTGCTGACTAACGAGATCTCTTTGAATGTTCAATATGTCTTTATTGAACTTTAAACGTAGTTCTCTAACTTTATCTAAATTCTTATCTGATTTTTCTTCCGGAACTTCTTCTTCTTTATCCTTTTTCTTTTCCGGCTCGAGTGCCTTTATCTCACCCTTTATCCGATCTCTCTCACTTGTGGCCTGACCAAGCTGTGCTTCGATTCTTTGAAGCTCTAGATTTCCTTGTTTGAGAAGTGCCTCGCCGCCATCTTGATGATCGGCTATCCATTTCTTCTGAGCTTTGATCCTGTCGGTGAGATTGTTTATCTTCCAACTTAAGTCATCAACCTTCATTGCGGCATTTTCGGTATCGCTACCGAACATCTTTACTGCTGCTGTCTTGAAAGCCCCGATTGCCAATCTTCCAATAGTTATCAATCCGTCACTGAGCGTGTTTAGCGGCTTCTCCGCCTTCACCATCAACGTCTCTTTGAGATTGGTTAACTCGGCCATGAATTTCTTTAGAGATGATGTGACCGTTACCGCATTGGTTTCGACTTCTTTGAACTTTTTCGCAGCTTGAGCAATGGCAGCATTGGCTAGAGCATGCTTTTTTCCTGTTTCACTGAGCATGTCGGCAGTAGTGCCAATAGATTTGGCATATTTCTTCTCGGCTTCAGTGACATCAACGATAATGCCGAACTGCTTCAACATTCTGGTATTGCCATTGGCTATGGCTGAATTTATCGCTTCGAAGTTAGAGATGAGATCACCACCAAATATCATTGTGGCTTTTCTGGATATCTCCATTATCTCTGGTAGTCTGGCCGCACCATCTCCCATTTGAACCAAAGCTCTATTGGCGGCCTGAATGACGTCTGTGTCTGCGACTAGTCCGTGGACTGAGGCTAGAAGTTTTTCTTTTAATTCAGTACCAACTAAACCGACTGATTTAGAGAGAGCCTCAAAGGAAGCATCAATCTGTTTGATCTTGTCAATTTCCTCAGACATGTCGATTGCGACTTTGACAGCTCCAATAGCTGCTGCGGCTACGCCAGCTACCACACCTACTTTCAGGAACATGTCGATGCCGGATTTTAAACCCTCGGCCTCGCCTAGTTCATTCATGAGTCCCATCGACTCTTTGAGCTTCTTTACGAATTCCTTATTGTCTAGGTCTAAGATGACCTTGGTGGTTTTCTCATCAGCCACGGCCTAAACTCCTCTTGATCTCTTCTGCGCGCTTGAGCATGGCGACCATCACTGGTGGAGGTGTTAGCTCACGCTTTACAGGATCCGGCCTAAGGGATTCAGGAATGAGATTCATCGCAATGTCTGTCCAGTGCTTGCGAAGCTCATTTGCGTACTTTGCCGGCTGTTGTGGGACTGCTGCTACTTCGACCATGTTTGCAAAGAACTCCGCCTGCTGTTGATTCTTCTGCTCACGCGCGGCCTTTAAGATCGCAAACAATGCCCTAGCCGGACAGCTTAGGATTTGCTCGTAACTCCATCCGAACTCTCTAGCGCATTCGGCAACGATCCTAGCTGACTCGATTCGTAGATCGGCAGACGGAAGCGTTTTTTTTTACCGTCATCGACTCTGTCACCCGTTTGCACCGAGCCTGTCACAACATCGAGAATGAGCTGATACAGGGCTCCGATCTGGGCCTGTTCCATATCCTTGATGTCTTGAATCGTGATCGTATCGCAAACGGCAGAGATGATCTGATGGTAACCATCCGCTAACTGATCCGGGGTTACTTGAGTGTTCGAGTTCAGAGTGGAGACGAAGTTTGATTGCGATGCTGTGAACTTCAGAAACTCTTTAAATGAGATAGGTTTAATAATATGGATCTTGCCCTTGAAACGAAAAGGTGTTGGATCGGATACGATCGCATCAAGGTCAACGATCGGTCCAATCGGTTCAGTCTTCTTCTGTCTTAAGGGCAAGAGTCTCATATCTATCCTTTTTAGAGAGTGTGATCGCCGTAACGGAACATCTGACCACCGGTGACCGTGAAGTCTAGGTAGATTTTCCAGATGATCTTGACCCTTCGCTGATCGGCCGGCCCTAGGATGATCTCGCTCTCTTCTGACGGCACAGCCTTGTAGAAGTAGTAATCGAAATTCTTCACGGCTGTTGCATCCGACATTGGATGAAGTTCCAGAGGGAATGCCAGAGCCGCTAGATATCTCGTCGCCACCTTGTTGTTCATGGTCAAGAAATTAGCAGGTGAAGTGCCGGCCAAGGTGAATGCCGGGAGGATCGTCGCGAGATTGGCTTTGTTTCGAGTCTCTAGGAAGGACGTAGCAACAGTCACCTCCATGCCCGACACAGCTTCATCAAGCAGAGTCGTGCCTGTCTGGTCGGCCTTCAGTGGTGCTTTGTCATATTTGAAATGGATCACTACGTTGTCGAGAGTTCCACCAAGATCAACTGTGTTGTAAGTAACCTTGCACGGACCGATATCGAAATCGGCCGGGGTTACGGTTGCAAAGGATATTGACATATGCTGCCCCTCCCAAAGTTAGTTTGGGTTTTCAAAATGTTTAACTTCCAATTCCAATGAAACTTCTTTCCTGAATATTCCCTCGTTGGTCTTCTCTTTCCGGGTGAAGATCGGCGAGAACTCGGCCCTTAACACTCGAGAATAGATCTTAATAAAGTTCGGATCATCTTGCAGAATCGTCCGATGCAGAATCCTGCAAAGGGCGGCCTGGTATCTCTCGGCCTTGATCGTGAGAAACGCCATGTCCCTATCCTCGACCACGGCCGAACAATAGATCTTCACTAAATTGTTGATGTGATTCGGTCCGTAGGAAGACTCAGGAAAGTCCATTGAGTCGACGACGACGAAGACGGCCGGACAGTTATAGGTGTGAGCTCCGTCGAAGATAAAGTATTGGCGAGGAATCTCAGTGGTAACCCGTGGGTCAGATCTCTCTGTGCGCACAGCAAGGAGTGCCGCAGAGATCTTGGCCTTGATCTCGGCGAGAATCATATCTCTTGTTCTCTCAACTAGCTGCTCAGCTACCACTGTCTTACCTGCCTACTAAGTAATCATTGAGACCTTTTAAGATCTCGTTGATTGTCTTATCCCCGAAAGTTGTGATGTCCCTTTTCTCGTCCACGTACCTCGCGTATTCGACAAGGCTTCCCACCTCTATCCGTCGCTCGGTCACTAGCTTGAAGTGATCCTGATTCGATTTTCCCGTCATGCTGTCGACTAAGCGATTTGTAGCGATCAGCATTTTTCTGCCGCCACCCTGGTATGAGGCAAACTTCTTTAATTTCCTCTGTCGATACTCCGGATTTAACGGTATCCATTGTTTCCCCTCCGACGCACCTTCGGTCATCCATCTCTTTTGTTGGGCTTCGATGATCTGCTTGTAGACCACGCGGTTTAAGTAACCCTTCACTTTTCCAGAACTAGCTCTGTCCATCAGCTCGTTTAAGTAATCCAGAATTCCGTTCTCAATCTTGATCTTCATCTCGGTGGTTTCACGTCGCGCACGTTGCCGGCAAAGGTTGCAAACCTAGGAGCTTTTGCTCTGCCCTGGCGCGTGTAAACGTCATCCCTTAAGACCATAGCGTCTTTGCACATGAGCTCTGCTAGATCCCCGTACTGCTTCACAGGATCGAACTCTTTATCCAGTGGTGCATCCTGGAGTTGGTAGATCTCCGACATGTTCTGGGCCCAGAAGAGAGCAAGCTTTCTGTAGGCGGTGCACGCCCCATATTTTAGAGCCGATGGTTGGAAAGAATCGGCAATCGATGTGAAGTCGGTTCCGAATCCCAACCACTGGGTGGCAACCACCAGAAATTCTGTTAACTCAGTGTCGGTGAACCATTGTAAGTAGTACGTCGCCCGAAGAGCCTGAGCATCAGTTGGGGCAACCGCAAGAGTAAATTCACCGCTGTCCACATCATCGCTAACGATAGCCACAGAAGCGTCATCCACGTAAACGCCAATAGGAGCAACTGCACCAACAAGAGTCTGAGTACGCCGATACTCAAATGTTTTAAATACAAGATTTGTTCCATTCTGAATTCCAATCACGCGCTTGCGATAGCGCAGTTTATCCTTAGCCCCGTCAGAGAGAGTTCGTCTTAAGTCTGCGATGGACGTCGTCCAAGCCATTAGCTGACCTCTTTGACTTTGAAGAGCTGCTCGCGGACTTCGGCCTCAGTCATCTGAATTGAGTTTGTGATGTAGATGTGCCGGTGGCCGAGAGCATGGAGGATCTGCTGCTTCTCTTTAATGGCATTGGTTTGATTCTCGAATGTGGGGAAATCTACAAGCAGTGGTCCATCTTCGGCGAACGGATAGTAGAGATCGACAAACCTCATCTTCCAATCAAGCGGGAAGAGCGCGACACCGTCTGGGATCTGCCAGTTCTTGTAAGCGAACTTATCGCCTGCGATTTTCTCAGGAATGGAGACGAGAGCCGACGACCGACGAATGATGATGTTTGACCGCATCTCTCTGATTTTCTCTTCAGATGCGAGTTCCGATGTGCCGACTCCGTTGATGGATCTTGCTGCTATCACTTTCTTCATTTGCCTATCTCTAAGGTGAAGCCCGAACCCCATGTGAGAGGTCCAGACCAATCAGTGCTGATAAAAAATCAAGGTGATCAAACGCTACCGTCAGAACCCTGCCATGCGAAACGCGGATCAATGAAGTCCGCGTTCTGCCGGCTGTAGGCTTTGAAGCGATAGATATCGCGCTGGAAGCTCTCGCCCGATTGTGGGTTCTCTTGTTCAACGGCCACTGGTGTGCGCTGTTGAAGGATGAACCACGGCTTCGCATCGTCCATCATATACCATGCCTTCGACGAACCAGTGATTGCGCCGGCATTGTCGAACATGTACCGAGAGACGGTGGAATCAGCGATCCCCTTAAGTGGGTTGATTGCAAACGCGCCACCCGTGGAGCCCGCTGCTGCTGCGCCTGATGGGTAGTAAGCTGAGTTCAGCAACACTGCCAAATCAAACACATAGAATGGCGAGATCAGGATGCGAGAGGGTGCGACCTGCATGAACAAGCCTTGCAGATTCTTCTGAGCCATGAGGCCGATGAATCCGTTTTGGATGTTCGTCTGAGTCATGACACCGAATGCTGTCGGACGGTTCTTGCCACCACCTGAGAGAGTCGTCGACCAAGGATATGTTGCCTCGTTCGATGGCTTCGTCTCAGATACGGGAACCGTGTAGCCGGCATAGGTGCAACCACCGGTGACGGATGCGAGTTTTCCCATGACAAGAACTTCAGTGAGCACCTTCAGGTATTCACCGAGCATTCCTGCCTGCCTCTGGAACTGTCCAGTTTGGTCATCTTCCAAAAGCTCTTTTTCCACGCCGTAGATGCTGCCGTACTTGTAGTTTTTCAACTTCAAGTCAAGCGCCGCAGCTCCGACCTCTGGATAGGGAACTTGCGGACCAACTTGGCGAGGGAACGCCACACCATGCATCGGAGCGTAGGGCTCCTCAGCCCGAGTGGATCCAACGGTTGTGACCCAATCATCGTGCGAACCCTGAGTGATCTCATACATGTTCGCTGTGATGTTCTGAATGCCGGCGCGCAGGAACTGAGTGAAAGCAGAAGAGCTATCTGCCTCACGGAGTTTCGATCCCAGCTCTTGACGGAACTTCTTCCACGAGAACGATTCCATGAGCACCGGGAAACGCTTCGAATCAGTGATGGGATCAAAGCCATACCGGCGCTTCATCCCTTCACGGAATTCTTTCACGTCTTCGCACTCTGTCATCAGGCGCTTTTGCACTCTGCGGTTGCGCTCGCGGATCGGGTTTGATTGTGATCTGGTCGCCATGAAGTTGGTGAGCCAGGTATTTGCCTCTTCGACTGTTTTAAATGTTGGGTTCATTTGTCATCCTTCCTTAGAATCGCAACGTGTCGCCGGGATGGCGAGCACCGTAAAGGATTTCGACCTCAGTCCCGGTGACTGCCGTGACTGTCTTACCTTGGTAGATACCGATGGCCTTTGTCCCTGCAGCTTGCACGAAGTTCGTGCCGCCAGTGGGATAGAGGAAAACGGAGTCACCAGGATTTAGAACATCGCCGACTTTCAGGAAGCTCTTAAATACGCTCCCATAGACCGGCCCTGGAATGGACGTGATCGCAACCGATGCATCTACGTCGGTGGTGTAGACGTCCTTAGCATGGCCATTTGTGACGCTCACAACGGCAACGCCCAAGAATGTCGCACCATCGGCTTCGAGTGTCGGGACTACGATCTTGTTGAGGGTGTCATCAAACACCAACAAATCGCCAGAGGCGAACGTGGTAGTCGATGTGATCACCGTGGTTGCGTCAGGAAAGATCGACTTATCGGAGATCTCTCTGACTTTGGTATTTTTTGTCATTGGTTTTACTCCTTAATAATTATCAGCACAGGTGCTGAAATCGAGGATGCCGCCATTTTCAGTTTCATCACTTGCTGTGATTCCTTTTTCAGTGAAGAACACATTATCAACGGCTTCACCCTGTTTTTGTGCTTCAACACCATTGGCAAATGATTGCCATTGCGAATCTACATCCTCTTTCGATTTGATCTTGCCCTTTGCCGCTTCACGGAAGGCTTTAGTAATCGAGTTAGGTTGTTTGCTCTTGGCAAGTTTATCTTCCATATAGAGATAGGCCTCTGACTTTTTCTTGTCGGCTTCAACGAGAGCAAGTCGGCCCTTGAGACGGAGCATCTCGGATTCCATCTTTTTCATTTTTCCATCCTTTTCGTCGCCACATTCCTGATTTTCATCAGGCTTCTTTTTTCCATCGGCATCTGCCTCATCGGATTCTTCAGCCTCATCGGCCTCATCCGTTTCTGCTGCTTCCTTCTTGCCCGCCATGTGCTTAGCAAGCTTCATCGCAGAGCCTGCCATCTTCATGGCCTCTTCTTCTTTGTGGCCCATTTCCTTGTAGGCCTCATAGGCCTCGTAAGCCATCTTCATGGTCTCGTTGGAGTGCCCGTCATCGCCATCGGCTTTTCCCACGTATTCGTCGAGCATCTTTTTGATGAGTTCCATATCTTGAGCCGCATCGTCGTGTTCGCCGTCTGCTGCTGCTTCTCTGTTTTTAACTTTGCCTTTTTTGGTGGCCATGTTTTCCCCTTCGATGAGATTGATTATTCTGCCACCAGCTCCGGCCTCAGTGACTAGATCACAGGATACGGCATCCTTGATCTCTGATACGACTCTGATGGTTTCAATTCCTGAATCTTTAGCTTCTTGGAGTTTGATCTTTGCGCCCTCGGGTGCCGAGGCAATTACGTCGTCGATCTTCTTTTCCATCGCATCACCTGAGGCATTGATGGATAGACCGACAAAATCCTTATCTGGGAACTTCTTGGCGTACTCGGCCGCGTGCTTGATGCGAGTGCGGGCCCATTCGTTTGATTTATCTGGAAGAGTGACGAGATCAGCTAAGAGCTCGCCGCAACCATCGTCTTTTTCTTGGATGCGAAGGTCCTGGTAATGGCCGAGGATGTCGCGCACTGATCTCTCTGGCCTGTCTTCTTCTTCGCTAAGAGATGGGTGATCGGCATAGATCTTTGCTCCCTCGAATATCGGGATTGCAGATTCCAGGGCTTCGCGGTCGTAATAAAATGCATCCTTGAAATTCCCCAGTCCTTCAGTGATGAGGGCCACTTCAAACTTCGTGTGTCCTATCCCGTCGTCGACCGCAGACGATTCCTTAAACTTTGCTGTCCAAGAAATGTTGCCCTGAGATGACTCTGTCTTTGGTTTCTTCTTTGGAACACCCTTAGCACCTGCCGGAAGCATTTGCGTATTTGCTGAGGCTGAGTCGGCTTCGGTTCTCTTCTTCTTCTTTGCACCTGTGCTGCCCCCCTGTTGAAGGCTCGCGTTGCAAACGGCATAGGCGTTACTGGTGTTGCCTTTGGCCGACACCTTGTTTACGCAATCGTCGAATTTCTTCTTATCCACGCCCAGAGCTGCATGCTCGGTTGCCTTTACAATCTTCAAGCCTTTGGCTTTGATCATGTTGTAAAGGGTAGCAGCATTGGCCTGAGGGTTTTCGACCAAGAGCTTTCTCACATCCTCATCGGCCGAAGATCCGGACGTTTGGTCAGAGTCACCCGTTGGCTTTGGTTTGAACGTATCAGCAGCACCCCAAAACCAATGGCTGGTCCTGATGCCATTACTCTTGTCGTTATAAGCACCGACGCGCTTATGTGTTTTGTCTTCCTTGAATTTCACTTTGGATTTTCTCTCTAAAAGCTTTTGAAAAGAATCGGACCATGATCTCACAGCGCTGTCCTCCCTGGTCCTGAACCTCTGGATGAAACGATAAGTCTCCGTTTGTCATCGCGATGCTCAGGTCAAGACCCAAATCGATAGCTCGTTTCTCAACCTCTTCAAGTGAATCACATCTGATTCCGTCGATCTCATATTTCATTCTCGTCAAGTGATTCTGTAAACCTAGACGAGAGCCCTGATCGATCGCAGAGAATGTGTCATCCCATCTGCCCTGATACTTATCGCGATCGCGGCAGTACTCATCAAAGGTCGGGGCACCGAACTTGTGAGGGTCCTGCATGATGTCGTCAATGGTGAGGTTATCCATTGTTGATGTTCGCCTTGGTGTTGGTCTTCTCGTCTGATGTCATGCCAAGGTCTGACTTCGGTGGAAGCTGACCCGGTGTCGAGAGAGGACCTGTTGACGGGAAACCGACTGGACCCTCGCCCTTGGCTGCTTCTGCTTCAATGTCAGCCATTTCGGTATCGGGATTGAAGTCGTCTTGATCAAGCTCTTGGGCCGCGAGTCCCATTGCGCGCTTGTGAGAGAACCATTTGGCCATCTCGGCAAGTTGCAGATCTTTAAGTTTCGCCGAGCGGTCTTGTGTGGTGAGCTCAGGAAAGATGATGTCGCACTGGGCATCGATTCCATACTGCTCCATCAGCCAATAGAAGAGACCCTTAACCACGCGGGCATAGAGACCCTGGCGGCGCTCGAATTTCTTCACAACGGGTTCTGTGGCGGTGAGTGCTGAGGCTCTGTTCTGACCTCCAGATAGGTGAGATCCGAAATACGTAATGGGAATGCCAGTGCCCGCCGAGATCTCAGAGAGGCACCATAGGAACACGTGTGGGTCTCCACCTTTGCCAGTAGCGCCGTTTGATAGGTACTCACGTTTAACTGACTCGGTGTGGACAAACTCAGATCCGGCGGGCGCGAAGGTGCCTAGTGCCCGTTGGCCATTGATGTAATCCGTTATGTCCTGGTCGTCGCCGGCAATGGTGGTGTCAATGCACCATGCTGCTGCCTTCTGCAGGGCAACGACTGAGTAGTTCACTGAATCCCTCAGGCGTTTCATGTAGCCAAGGGCCGGGAAGAAATCAGATCGGCCACGCTTCTCGTTTGAGACTCGGTTCACACGGTAATGGTCCACTTGATCAGCTGGTATCTGTTGGAAGATGAACTTCGTCGATGGCTGTTTCCCATCGGTGTAGATCTGATACTGTGTTGGCGCGAGCCACTGATAAAAAAGTACGCGAGAAATGTCCTCTGGGTGAGTCACGATTTCGACGATCGCCGATGGATCAATGAGCCGGACTCGTGGGATCATGCCGACTGGGATCTTCTCATCAGGCCGCGGGCGATAGACGATCTTGGTGTTGAGATTTGGGAGTTTCCAGATCATCACCTCGCCATAGATGCATACTTCGGTCGAGAGAAGCTCCATCTGCTCTTCAAGGTTATTGACCTTCTCGAACGCCTGCCATAGGGCCATCGCCTTCGGATTCTCGGAGATGAGATCATAACCACGGCCAAGGGTGAAGTTAGACGTGATCTCGACTACAGCCCTAGCAAAGCAATCCTGATGATAGGCCTGGAAGCTCGCGCCATGCATGCGGAGATAGTCGCGGTAATAGAGCTGTTTAAAAAATGGGCCACCGGTGAGAGGGATGAAATCATCGCCTACCCGATTTGTGGTAACCGGGTGATCATCAAACAGAAACGTGTCGATGCTCTCTCGAAACTTCTTTGAATCCCGACGCTTGGATGATTCTAGAATCTGCTCTTTGTTAAGCCTAACGAGATGACGACCGTTTCGACTGGTACCGAGTACTCGTGCCTCGATGTCAACTTGTGGGTTTCGTTTAAGGCACTCGAGCATTTCGCTAACAGTATGAACAGACATAGGATCGTCAGGATCACCAGGAACGAATGCATCTGAGTATTCATACTTCTTCTCGTCAAATATAAGACCCTGCGCGAGTCTCTCTGCTCTCGCGATCTTCTTCCTGGTTGGCTCATCTGATCCATCTGTAAATGCTATGTGTTTAGCCAATCCTCAAACTCCTTAGACAGGTCGTTTGGGGCTTTGGGTATATCGTCTGAGGCAGGCGCTAGTGTGCACCTACAGTTGAAGTGAGCTGCAGGCACTGTTGCCTGACACTCGTCGTTTTGTTTGTCCGTGCGAAGTCGTTGTTCAATCTCAGATGTCAATAGTCCATCGCGCCATGTGCAACAATCATCAGTCACTGCGTCAATAATTGCAATCCAAACGAAGTCATTGATGCCGTTCTCTTTCGCTGCATCAATCTGTCCGTCACGAACCTGCTGGACGAAGTCCTGGGTAATCGATCGCTCGAGCTCCCATGCATAGAGTTCGTCGCCTGTGTTGCCAGGGATTTCGATGATGTCCTTCGGTCCTCGCCATTTCGGAACATAGTCTGACGTATAGTCTTCGAGCATCTGTGCCCACTGATCTTCGTCGATCATGTCGATGGCCGAGTCCTTGGTCATGGCATACTCATCATCTGATTTCTTGAACTTGATTGCCTCTTTCATCAGTGGTGGTTTGAGCTCGCACTTGGGTCTGACCACTTTGCGGGCCTTGGGAAAAGCCATGTAGGCGCGCAGTAGATAGCCATGCTCGTCGAGATGAACGATCTTCCCGTCTTTATCGCCATAGGTGATCATCGCTGCCTGTTGGGCGTTGTGGACTAGATCGCGACGGACGCGATCAAGATACAGACCGACACGATGATCGAGACTTCCACCTTCTGTGACATTCTTGTCTGCTGCTGCTTGGGTTTGATCTCTTGAGACTTTGGCGTGGATAGGTCTCGAAAATAACTGGGCCAGTACTTCTGACTCGGATGACTTAGAGAGGGTGAACGCGTTACGCCGTAATCGTTTGATGTCATAGACCACTTCCAATTTGGTGTAGGAAAAGAGAAAAGCGATCTCACGACTGAGGGCCTCAGCGTTCTCGGTGGACGGGTTATCGATGAGGCGATGATAGTAGGATTTGGTGATGCTTAAAGCATGAGCAAAGGATCCGCGCAAAGTATCAGAGATCTTTCGCTGAGCTCTGATGTGGAGAACCTCGAGCGCTTTGTCGCGGTCGCGAACGAATCGTCGATAGGCCGGTGATTGATTCAAAGTGTACATCTAAGAGGCAGAATGGACGACTCGGGAGTGAGTTTCAAATGAAAAAGTCCAAGGGAACGCCCGTCTCAACTTTGATCAGAATGAATTAACTAAAGATGAGTTTCAAATGAAAAATGCCCGTAGCGATAGATGAGTCGTAAATCGATACGGGCACCAAAGGATGACAACGTCGTGAACGCTAGAAAACTCGGTGGAGAATCCGAGATGATCCAATGTTCCGAATCTGTTTGATCGGTGTCAATTCATGGATCGGATAGCCGATCGAGTCAGACGAATGTGTCCGGTCCTTATCGGTCGTTTGATCGAGTGTTGCCTCAGCCCCTGGCTTCCAAACGACTCGCTCTAAGTCTTTCTTGAGATGAGGGACTTTGGCGGGTTGTAGCCAAAGGTGTTGGGATCCTGCCGCATCTTGGAGCTTTGCGTTGACATTATTGACTCGGTCTTTCACCGCGGGGTTTGAATCCGGGGTCTTGTCGGTAAATGTGATCTTCGCGTCTCGCAATATACCTTTCAAGATCGTGTAGTCGGATTCGCCACCAGCGGCCCTTTGGCGAGCTTTTGAAGTAGCATCCCCACAAATGACCAGGGCCGGATCCGCTCGATGGCCAGAGGCCTGCATGGCGTGAATTCGGTGTACCAGCTCTTTGGCTGCTTCCGGAGTGTGAGAGTTCTTTAAGACGATTTCATCAAACCACCACCACTCCTCAGCTCTGGTTTGCCCTAGCGTCCACGACATGGGTGTAATGTTGAAGTCACAGCCAAGGACGACTGGTAGATACGGGGACCACGGATGGTCCTGATGCCATGGGCAGTATTGAGAGAGGTTCTTATCTGAGAAGTTGAGATAGGTCTTACCGGAAGTCAGATCTCTGAAGAGAGCCAGGATCTCTTGTGCGAACTGAGGTTCTGACATGTCTGCTTTTGCTGCTTCAAATTCTTCAGATGAGAAGAGCGGATTCGCCGTCGATGGGGTTTGGAAGAAAGCCCAGTTGTGAGGATCGAGACTGTGGTTCTGCGAGAGATCATAGAAGTGGTCAAAGCCGTTGGGCGTTGAGATGAAACGGGCCCAACCCTTAGTGGTCGACAACATCGGGCGAATGATCATGGGCCATAGGTCTTTGTGCTGTGCTCGGACTTCGTCGATGATAACGCCATTGAGAGTTTCACCGCGGAGGTTATGGAGGATCTCGCCCGAGATGAATCGACACTGGGACATGTTGTTGAGTTTGATTCTGAGCTCGGTTTGATTCTTCTTTAGCAAGAGTCCAGGCGATGCCCAGAGCATGCCGACCATGCGACGATAGAGGCTAAGCGCCTGCTGATAAGTTGGTGAAATGAACCAGTAGTTGGTCGATGGTTTGTTCCACATGGAACGTAGGATCTCGTTGATGCCCCAGGTGGACTTACCTGATTGGCGCCCCCAAGAGGCTACGATGTAGCGCTTAGTTAGATTGTGAAGCTCGAGCTGTTTATCGTGGGGATGATAGAGTTTAAGAATCCTTCTTATCGTCCGCGATGGCGCTTGACTCATTGGCTGAGCCCCAGTTCGTTTCATAGACTATGGTATCGTTTCCTGTCTGCACCATGACAAGAGGTTTCCCATCGGTGGGCCCGTTGTCAGACATGTTGAGATGATTCTTAGCGAGGAAGAGTAAAAGAACACGATCTCCGGCCAGGGCTTGTTGCCACATCTTACGCCGAAGAGATACCTTGCCGCCCACTCTCTTTTGAGCGAAGTACTCGGGGAAAGTCATACCATGCTTACGTTTGACGTGAATGTAGATGGTATCTATGTGGCATTTATACCAGGCCGCTATTTCTTGCTCTGAACATTGAATGGCGCAGAGCTTATCAAAGTCTTCCCAGTTGATCTCCATCTGAGGACGCCCCATCTTTTTCTTGGGCTTTGGTTCTTTGGCGGCGGCCATTGTCTAATCCTTGTTTAACATTTTGGATTTTAGAATGCGATCGCGCCTTGAGCTATGCGCAAGATCCATTGATCGGCGACTGATCCTATACCATATCCAAGGTCTGTTCCATAGATGTTAACTCCAACCTTTGAGGCAATGATAGCGATAACGAATTGTGGATCTTTCGCCCAGGCTACAACACTCGATGGCGACACCGAGAAGCTTCCATTTGCGGGAATGGTTTGTGTTTGGATAATGATATCATCACTGGTGTTGTTATAAACTATAAATGGTTCCATGGCTAATGCTCCTAAATGTGTATGGGTTCTACTCTTCGGTCCATTCGATATCAATGTTGACACTACCACCGCTGATTGTGGTCGCATTTAAGTTGATCGCTAAAACTTCTCCTGTCCCAATTAAGGTCGGCATTTTCACTGGCTTCCCACCGAAATCCCAAATTATAGGTGTCCCTTGTCCACTTACAACGGGAGTATTTGTCCGAATGGTACGTATGGTTCCGACTGTCGTACCTAGGGTTGGATTGGTCGTATATGCAAGAACAGTGGCAGTAGCTGCTGCATCGATCGAGTCATGTCTAACGGCCGTTGGACTCGACGATACGCCGCCTGAGTTTGCAGTTGATCGTTTAACGAGTAGAAATGTAGCGCCGCCATTTAGTGTTGCCGTAGCTGTGATCTCGATATGCGAGATGCGAATGGTCTTCGTGGCACTGCCGGTAATGGTGAAGATATCGGTCGCGAGAGTCGCCGGTGACATCCCGACGATTGCTGCCGAGTATGTCGGTTTATCAGCATTTCCTGGAGTAATGGTGCCGGATATCACTCTTGCACCTAGATCACCAGACGTGAGGGTGTCGAGCGTGTAGTTTAGATTTGCAGTGCCCGATGTATAGGCCGTCATCCGAATGCGCAGATATCGAAAGGTGAGAGGAATGTAGAAGAGACCATTACTGGTAGTTGTTGTCTCCGGTGCTTCGATTGCATCAGATGCGTCGGTGGCAAGGATCGGCAGAAAATTTGAGTTATCGTCACAGCCTTGAAATGTGATCGTTCCAACCCAAGTGCCAGAGATTTGGATAGATGCTGTTTGATATCCTGAGACATCGGTGGATGGAAACAGATCAGCATTGAGAGCAGCAGCTGAGCCAGTGCCATTCAGTATGGATGACGTGGCCGTCACTTTGAGCATGTCGCTGACATTTCCGATAACAGTATTGTCGGTTCCACCTCGAAGCTTAACGATCCCTCTGATTACTTTAACGATGCTATCAATCATTTTAAACCGTCGTCGTTGTGGTGTTTGTTAGATCGACACCGGTGAACGTGTTGGTGAACGTGAAGGTCTTAAGTACCGTAGTGCCGTCGGCCGTATCGAAGAGCTGCCATGTCTCCGATGTTGGATTCAGGCTCCCGTCATATCCGATGGTGGCAAGATAGAGTCTATTGGCTGTGATCTGTGTCGCCGAAGAATAGAAGGTGACCGTGTTCACTTCTCCGTTTGCGAGATAGGTAGCGACTTGAGAATTAGACGGAGCCGATAGACGATCGATGTAGTCTTGGACGGAATTTCCTAGGGCATTATTTTCCGATGCTGGACTATCGAACGGGACGGATCTGGCGACTTGCGAGAGAAGTGGTCCGGGCATTTAGCTCTCGCCCACTGATGCGGTGCCAGTACCTGACGACATCTTCATGTAGATCTTGTTCGTGGTACCCGCGGGTATCATGAAGAACTGAGATTTGAAAGCATCGAAGAGGCAGTTGGTATCGTCTCCCCACTTTACATTATTTGAGAGAGCTTCGAACTTCACATATTTCCGATTGGTCATGGTCGAGCCACCGACTTTGAGTTCTTGAGCCGTGGTGGTGAGCGACAGAGTAGCGTTTAGTCCCGTCTGATTTGGAACGTCGGCTACCTGTAGATCTCTGAGTGATGTGGCATCGACGAAGTTTGTTTCATTGCCGGTCGCATCCGATCCAGCAATCTTCGTCGAGCCTGATGAGTGAAGTTCGTCTAGGTCAGCCATTTAAATCAATTCTCGTGTCCACAGATTGTTGAGTTCAGATCTTCTGCCTGATTATCACGGTTCATCATTGCCACGCGGACTCTGACTCCTGCTGCTACCGCAATATGCTCTTGGAGTTCGATTGTCATGTTTGGAGTTGCAGTGGAGTTGAACTGAGAAAACTTGGTGGTGAAGATGCCGGTGGCTACGCCAGTTTCGATTTGCACGAGTATCCGGGCCTTACCTGACGCTGTGGCCTCGATCTGGGTGAGCTGTAGAGTCTTCAGTGCTGTGACTGTATAGTCGTGGTTGTCGGTCGCTGCTGCTGCAATGGCAGTCGCGTTCTTGTAATCGTCGACTTTGCTACCAGTATTTTCAATATTTGTGACTGGCAAGGGATTAGTCATCGAGAACGGAGCGCCGGTGCTATCGAAAATCGCCACGTCGGCCGCATCGACGGTACCGTTGTGGATGCCGGTTTGGCGGATACCTTGTTGGGCATCGCCTGGTGTGGCGTTACGGGTTGCGACGATGAGACCTAAGTTTCCGGGTTTAGTATTGTTGACGGCATCATAGACACCATCAGGTGTGACCGCTCCGAGCTCCGAGAGCCTTAACACGCGGTCGGTTCCACCTGGGTCATTGCCATGTGCTTCGACGTGAGCGTTTAGGTCTGTGTCGACTGTCATGCGCTGAGCGGGCGTGGCACCATCGACGACTTTCACGTGGACGCGCTCATCGGTACCGTCAGCTTGCGATCTTATGGGTAGTTGGGAATCGATGTCCGCCAAGTTGTGCTCCTAATCTAAGATGTTAATTCTCAAGTTGTGATTTGATTTCTGCTTCTCGTTTGGTCTGGACTTCGATGTTGATCTTGATCCGGGCGATATCGGCCAAGCGTTCCTTGATGGTGAATTCCATCTCCATGCGTGCGTGCTGTACTCGTGAGAGTTCGAGTTTCTTTCTCTCTACTTGGAGCTCTAGATCTGTCATTGCTGATTACCCTTCCAAGACACCTTGGATTCGTCCATCGAAGTCGGCTGGATCAGGACGATAGTTGAAGACTTTGATTTCGATTACGTCACCGGCTATTAGCTTTAATCCTACTTTGTGCCCGTCTAAGAATTCAATTGTCTCTGAGATATTTCCACCGAACCAGGTCCGGCGCTTGGCGATGACTAAAGCGTTTACGTAGAGATTGTACTTGGCAACGTTGTCGCCCGATATATCCACGCGCACGAGATGGAAGGTCTTGGCCGGCGGCACGGTATAGGTTGCGATCAGGACTTCTGACCCGGATGGTACTGCTGAGGCTGTGGCGAACACGTTCACTGAGGATAGGGGCAGCATTGAGGAGTCGACGATTGCGACGGGGACGGGTTCTAGAGTGGTGTTAGCGACGAGAACGTGTAGGCGGCCTCTCAGGTCAGCGCCAGGACTATTGCCCAAGTATTGGGCATCTGAATCCATGAGGAGTATCGATCTAAAGCCGTCAGCCATGATGTTCGGTCAGTGTTGAGCTTTTGGCGGGAAATGACAATCGTGGCTTTTAGTTAGGTGTCAACTATCTGGATATTCCGGATAGTTGGTGAAGGAGTTATGGTACGAGGCGGCGTGTTAGAATATTCAGAAATTCTCCCCACGACGCCTTTGGATGGGCCCTTACGGACTTCGATCATGGCACCGCGCCGAAATAAGCGATTGCAGATCATGCAACGGAAGGTTGGGTTTGCTGCTGCTTTTTTCTTCATGATTTTCCTTTCTTTGAACCGTCACCATGGCCGAGCAATAGATCTTCATTAAATTGTTTCAGTGCTTCGTCCTCTTTGGTGAATTCATAGATGAGGTCTGATATCAGGCCATAGGCATGCATCAGTCCATCGGCCTCACCGCCGAGACGATGAACTTCCATCCATCTTTCGGCACCTGCTCCGTTCTTATCGGCATGAAGGTATTGTCGGCGGCATTCTACAATCGCCCTTTTGTAGGCTGCATCCAATTTACGGTTCAGAGCGCGCAGTCGATCGAGTTCATCTTTTGTCATGGCTTCACCATCGTTTTCTTGACGACGGACTGACCATGCTCCCAGAGCCGATTCATGGCGTCCTCATCGAGTGTGGGTTTAGAGGCGAGGAGTTCGCGCAGTACGGCCTCAGCGAATTCTAATAGCTCTGGTGCTGCTGCTATCAGTCTGGCATTTGCCATGGCCTCGAAATAGCTCTGATCACTTTTCTTGCGGATATTTGCGATGATTGGTGACCAGCCAGATTCCTTTTGCGGGGCCAGGATCGATAGCGTTTGATCGGCATATGGCCCACTTACTGACCAAGGGCCGGGAGTGGATTTGCTCATGATCAGATTTCTCCCCATGAAGCTTTGACAATGCAATCGGTTTCACGACAGGTCTTGACGTTTGTGCCTTTGGATAATCCTTCTCGCACTTTGATCAAATGTCCTCGACGTGCGGTCTTTCTGCAAACAGCGCAAAGAAAGGTTGGATTCCTATTGGGATCAGAAACGGCAATAATTCTATCGTCGTCATGACAAGACATACATAAAGTAGAGATTTTTTTATCTGTTTTGTAAAACTCTGTCTCTAGTGATTTATGAATACCACATCCCTTGCATGGTTTAATCCATTCGCCTCGATCGTTTTTATAGAATCCTGAATGCTTTCTCATATGATCTAGGTTTGATAAACATTCTAAGTTTTCAATTCTATTGTCGTCCTTAATCCCATTGATGTGGTGGATATGAGCGCCTTCCGGTATTTTTCCATGATGCTCTTCCCAAATACATCGATGCTCCGGAACCTGAAGACCATCAATCTTTCGATATGTATATCCCAATTTTTTATCTCCTTCTCTTATCCGGGGGTTAAGATGAAGGCAGAATATAAAGCTAATCTTGTATTGGTTAAGATAACTTATTGTACATCATGTAAAAAATTCAGAAATCTAATTATTTTAAGTGTATCAAGGTGGGATATGTTTGTCTCGGCATCCGTGCCTAGGCGCGGGTGATAACCCTCGTGGCCGCGATCATGTGATCAACACCGCTGTTTGGCCTGAATATTTTTCGAAACGTTTTACTATGACGTCGACGTAGTGTGGATCGATTTCCATCATGAAACATTTGCGATTGGTTTTCTCGCATGCAATTAGCGTAGTCCCGCTGCCTCCGAATGGCTCGAATATTAATTCGTTTTCGTTAGTGGTCGCGACCAATGGGAGTTCAACCAGTTCAACTGGAAACGCAGCAGGATGTCCTTTACCGCCAGCGGAAAACTGAGATATTTCCCAAACATCATTCGCCAACTTTTCGTCAAATGTGGTCGGCTCGCCATTTTCTATTTCACCAGTGGACGCCATGAATATATTTTCGTGAGTGTAATTCGGTAGATAATACCTGGCGACTGGGTTTTTCTTAGTATTCTGCCAAAGCGGAATTTGACAACCAGTTTTTTTCCAAATGATTTGACGACGTAATGTAAATCCACAACTTTCTAAGGCATGGGCATGGGCATGGGATTTGGGAGAACTTCCGCAATTCCAAAAAATGATCCGTCCTTTTTTCATAACCGCGAATAGGTTTGAAATTATGATAGTCACAAATTCAAGATAATCTTCCTTCTCTTTCTTATCGTCGTATTGATTGTATTTAATGACGCAATTGTATGGCGGGCTTGTAAAACAACCATCTGCATTGTCACCATCCATCAGTTTTTCGACGTCGTCGATCATGGTCGAGTCGCCACACATCAACCGATGCCGACCGAGCTGCCAAATATCCCCGCGCTTCGCAATCGGATCAACCGGCGGCGCTGGAACATCGTCTTCGTCACAGCCTGGAGTTTTGTCGGCTACGTCGATCGTGAATCCCTTGATGCCGAGAAGATCGATATCAAAATCAGGTCCTAGATCACCGAGATCGAGATTGATTCCTGATAGATCAAGCTCACTCCAAGATGCAACGGAGTTATCCGCAATTGATGCTGCATATTCTTGATCAGAATTTTCGAAGTCCTGGTAGATCACCGGCACCTGTGCGATCCCTAGCTTCTTGGCGGCGAGCAATCGGCCATGGCCTGCCACTACTAGGCCTGAGAGATTGCTCACGATGACGGGGCTTCTGAAGCCTTGGTATTCGATGATCTTGGCAAGGCGATCGATTTGTTCTGGAGGATGTTTATTTCTGTTTGCTTTGTTTACGCGCAGCTCCGCAACGGGAACAATCTTGATGTCTTTGGCCTTGATTTCCATGGCCCGCATTCTTGCCACGTAGAGTTATTTTAGCAAGAACAAATTTATCGTTAACAACTGACGAGACTTTAGCTATGGTCCGAAGAGTCTAGGGGAGGGATGTTCTCCCTGGGACAATTTGATCGTTCGGTCTTACGAGGACCTGATCATCACGGTTTGATTTGAAGATCTAAAGATATGACCGCTTGGTCACAGTAAATATCAAACTATCTTCAAAATTCAATACCAAAGATCGAACGATTAAAAAACTGGTCGCCAAAAACCTATCATTTCCATTTGCTCACGTTGAGAGCGAATGAAGTGTCCAGGCGCAAGCTGGGAGACCGCATGCAAGATAGGATCTTGCAGAGCTGTGGCTAGATAGGGGGACGTCACCTTGGGTGGGGATATCGCTCACTAAAGGAGCGCCGGGATGGGTTCCCGGCCTGATAACTGACGTGCAAGCAGAACTGCTAGGCCCACCAGGGGAGCACAATAAAGTGGAAGAGTTTTTGATGAATTTAAAAGAGAACCCGCGGCTAGTCCGACGGACACACACATCAAGAGAATCATCATCATCTTCGCTCCCAAAGAGGAACCATTGTTCTGTCGACGGCAACGGCTTACCAGGAGGCGTAATCCTGGTGACGGGGGATTGTCGGTGTCCGGTCACTGCTGCTGCTGATCCTTATTTCTCATAAGGTCAGCCAGGACCGGTAGGGCTTTAGTCTTTACGACTGCTAGTTGAATCAATTCAATTGGGGGTAGGGGGGGACTTTGCTCGGAACTCTATGACAAAGGATTGCTTGTAATCATTACTTGTTTAGGAGGTAGTAGTGAAACGGTTTGTCGTGTTTAAAGGAAAGCCGGGATCGAAGGTCGGCATTGAATCGATGTTCTGGAAATCTTTCAAGACCCGAGAACAACTGATGAAAGGACTGACAGACCTCGACTCTACTGTGCTATGGATCTGGGTAATCGATAGCGACTGGGTACACAAAGAGATGTGGGCGGAGCGCGAACCATCGAAGCAAGGATGGGTATGTTTCTTCGATGAGTTAGAGGTCAAAAAGAATGAGCAGTAGCAGTCCAAAGTCCCGTCCGATAACAGCACGAGAGTTGATGCAAGTATGGAACTCGCATTCAGGCAGTCTTCAGAAGATCGAAGATTTAGGAGCAGCAGCATTCTCGGCTCAAGATCGCGTGCGAGAGAAAAATGATTTCGATTACTGGGTGAGTGTCGTAAAGAGGATTGCAGCATCTGATTTCTGCAACGCAAAGGTGAAGCACACCAAGGGATGGAAGGCCGAGTTCGGGTGGTTGGTAAGACCCGAGACCTACGGGAAGGTGATGAGTGGTAAGTTCGACAATCCCGTACCTATGGCGAAAGTCTACGGCAAGGCTCCACCAGAGCATGAGGTATGTGAGTACTGTCAAGA